CCAACCAGTACTTTGGTAACCAGTAGTACCCTCTGGAATAAAGCAATGAAGCTCCACTTTATTAGTGAGGTCTTGTTTTTGTTGTGGGAATTCCCTCGTTTCCGATAGGAATCGAGACGTTCCCGCGACCAGGAGTGGGTACTGCCACGCTATCAATTGTCCCTAGAAGTTTCGCGACCTTGAGGAAGCGATCCAGAGAATCCTCTGAGGCCAATGTTCGCTGTGTTAAAGCAGAAGCATCAGCTTTGGAGAAATCTGGAATTCGTGGAATCTCGCGTTCAGCTAGGGCCAGTCTGGCCATAATTGAGTCGATATCCATCTCGAGGATGAACTCTAGCAGTTTCACATCCAGCCCCCTAATGCGACAAGAAACTTGGAGCGTTTTGACGAAGGTTCGATGATCCTTCGCCCAACGCGTTAGGGCCGATTCCCGTTGCTGTTCGAACACGTTTTTCAAGACGTATTCTACAGAGACAGAAGTCTGCCCTATTAACCAAGTTTCGAACTCCTTTAGTTGTTCCCGAGACTTGAGAAACTCAGCATACAATCTATCAGAGGTTTTCACCACTATAGAAAGTACAAGAGCATCTCTCGTCGCATCTCTCACCTCCGAATTGAGAGCCACCAGCGGTTTATTCCACAAACTAACCTTTCGCGTTAAACACGCCAGGAAAGTTGTAATGGAAACTGCTCGGATCCCAAGACTGGAAAATTTTCCGGTCCCAGGAACGAACAGTGCCGCTGTGACCCAATTCACAATCGGGTGACATCTTCCTTGCTTCAAATCGTTTGTTACCTCCTGGTATAACTGAGGAGTGATAAACAGTTTAAGTAAGGGACCTAACCAATTGCCTCTGGACAAATCTAACCAACCTCTCCGAACCGCTCTAAGAGCAAGTTCTGCACGAGAAGGTAAGGAATCAATTCCTACCTCTTCGCGTAAAGAAAGGGGGGATATATTGTCTTCTCGAAGGAAAGACTGGTTGGCGAAGTTGAACATTCCATCTTGGGAGATGAATGATTTGGCTAAGCCGACAGTGATTCCAAACGAGGCGAGGATTGACTGGTACCGTTCCGCTACCGCAATATCAGCAATGACAACGTCATCTCCAAGTACCAAGTACCTCTCAAACCAGTCAAAGTTCCGATTGCGACCCTCGACGAGAGTCCACGCGGAAAATTGAACCAGTAAGTGATGTACAAGGGCCATTGAAGACCACGACGACAAGGCGCCCATCGGCTGCCCTGTGCCGTAGCGTACAACACGATCCCTTGCTAACTTAGTGAGGAGGCCCCTAATTCCGTACTGGACAACGGCTTGCAGCCGTGATCCATGGAAATAGGTTCCTTCCTCAATGAGTTCTTTTGGAACCATGAAGTCACGATCAGTCAGCAAAGCTTTCCAAAGCTCTACTAGTTGGTCGCCGAAGATTGGACTAAACAGATTTATATACAAATCCATGGGTATGGTGTCAGTGGCTGCTTTGAGATCAAGCGAATAAATATCGCTGTAACCTCGAGCTGCAAACTCCTTAACTTTTCCCTCCTGATCAAAAGTAGCATCAGTTGGGATCAGTTTCAGGACACTGAACATCCAGTCATGAACAGGTTTTAATACTGCCTGTGTCCAGTAATCCACTATGGCAATCACTCGGACTTTACCTGCCGGCTCGTAAAGAGCATGCAGACGCCCGAGGGTGAGATCCGTCAAATCGACGGGCACCCACTTACGTATCGTTCCGTCGGAACGATAAACTGGTTTACCGGCTGTCAACCCGATAAACTGTAAGAGTGGAACCATCTTGGATATCTTCCGAAAATCTAGAAGGAGAGTATCTTGACCCGTTGCTTTGAGCCACTCCCTAATAAGGTTTCGAGGTTGTAGGGTCCATGCGAAAGCATCGATCCCGCTCCCGAGAACCGAATTTGGGTGGTTAGGCCCCGCCTTTGAGGTGAAGAAGAGATTCTTTATCTCGAAGCGCGGACTAAGTGATGCACCCATACGCCGGAGAAGTCTCCAGAAAATTTTCACAAATTCTGGTACCTCTACCCAGTATGGACTTTGCCACATATCAGGATGCGGTTTGGTTATCTCCCCCAATGGGGGTAGCCCGTACGTCCCTTCAAATCCTTTGTAGGAAGAGAAGATAGTACTCCACAGTCTGATATGCGCAAGGGCACCACTTCGAATCGCGGATCTAGCATACAAGGGAAGCAACGCTGGGAGCCCGTTTGCAAGCTGCACTCGGAAACCTAGCGATTCTGTTGAATTGATCCTGATACCTCCCACATACGAATTCAGAACAAAGAGACAAATCTTCATTCTGGAAATCATATGTGTAAGGCCTTGATTCTTCAAGAGACGCAGGAGAGCGTGACCGAACGAGTTTCGTTCGTGTACGTGCACAGTGGTCGGTAAGGAACCTTTGACCCAGAAATGGACTTTATTGTACCATATTCTGAGCCAATCCATAAGGTTTCCCAGATGGATATTGATCATCGATTCCTCAGAACCCTTCTTCCTCCAATGTTGGTTTGCGAACGGGCTATGGAACATGTATCTTACTTGTTTTCTAGCCTTGTTTGCACGACCCTTTTTTGGAAGCAGAGCACTCAGCCATGGGTGCTCCCGAAAATTTTCGGGGGAATTTTGAGAATTGGTATCAGCTGAGTTGTCGGGGGACGAAGTCGTAGGGGGAACGTCTCCTGGCTGCGCCAGAACTTTTAGTGTTCTGTTTGTTGTCAGAGACACCCGAACCATAATAACATAATCCTGCTCCGCAAGATATAAAATGTTAGATGGGTTTACCGGATCGACTACGGCGTAGTTACCGGCCTCGATTTTGTCCCAGTCTACTCTTGGAAAGAGCTTGTGAGATGGCATCATTCTAGCAACAGCACTTATAGAGAAATGCGAAACTGACTTTAGTGACCCCGGGATTCCATTCCGGGCTCTATTAAATAGGTCTAGCATAGTTCTGTAATTGTTAGTTGTTAAGTTGCGAGTCTTCGACCCCTCTTTACACGGCTGTTAACCCGTGTGGAGCAGATCGGTCAAGGCTACCGACTCTGATACAGGTTTTGGAACTGATCTTTCAATCACCTCCTCCTCATGTATCTCTTGTGATACAGGAATCATCTCCACAGTCTGCACCTTATGAGAGATTGTTATCTCCTTCACTCTTGTCTAATTCTACATGTGTTCTCAGTGGACAAATGACTGACTACCCGGGACCTACCCGCTCTGGCCTCTTATTTACCACCCACCTGAGCACAGACGCTTTAGATAATAGACTTTACATTATCAAGTTGTTTTCCATCGCGTTACTACGTGTAATGGGTAAAAGAACAGTTTGGATAAGCCACGAAGAATCAGGAATCTGATTTACCTTCAAAAAAGACTCGAGCTATTTCATAATTTGACCCCACCCCCAGGAGAATTCCTGCTCTTTGCAGGAACCTGCTGGTGTGGCCACAGTATGGAATTTACTGGTGTGACAAGGAAGATAGACAGTTGGGGTTCGCCCTCAGCTGTTACTGACTTTTACATCAGGCGGCTCGCCGTCTATTTTGGACCTTCCGTGCTGACTTGTCGAGGCCATGTAATCACAAGGCCTTGACTCCAAATCTCATGGAGTGGTAAGGGGGTTAGGTTGGTCAGATGGACTCCAGAATCCTAAAAGTTGGGAACTACTTAGTGTTCTGGTGGGTGCTCTGTCTCTTACGAGATGTGAGCTGGTCTTCAATGGCCAAC